TGTAGCGCGACACGATTTTTGAGAAATTCGGACAGGATAATTGAGAAAAAATAGCGCCGTTCTAAGAAGAAAATCTTAGGCTCGTCCCACAGCAAACGCAGCCCCCTTCAAGGTGGTCTGCGTGTACTGCGGGACGAGCCTTTGTGGTTGCCCGGGAAAGATGTAAACTGCCTTTACCTCGGGGTTTTTGCTTCACCGCTTATCTCATTCGTTGGTAGCTTCTTCCTGAGTAGCCAAATACTCAGCAACAGGAATGATATAGGCTTCGGGAAGCTCCTCGATCTCGCGCTTGCCGTTCTTGACGAGAACGGCATAGACGGCGATCATATAGGTCTTAACCTTCATTTCTGCTTACCTCCTTTTTCAAGCATTTCAACACGGGCTTTCAGCTCCGCGTTGGACTGTTCCAGCGCAGCCAGCTCTTCAAAGAGTCCAGCGATCGCCTCGTAGAGGTCGACATTCCGTTCTTCCATCTCCTCTGCCCGGTCACGGGCGATCTTGGAGATAGGTTTTTTCGGAGTCAAATACTTCATAGCTTTATTCATACGCACCTCCGAAACCCGAGATGGAGACTTCACCCTCGAAGCCCTCATTCTTTGTGATGGTGAAACGGATATTCACGCCCCACTTGCTCGCGGTCTTGGTCTTGTTGGTGAAGTTGTAGACACGGTTGATCTGCACCATCGCCGTGATGTCCTCCCATGTGGGAACGGCGTCAAAACCGTTGTTGCACGCCTCCACCTTGGCGACCGCGCCCTCGATCTTCCACGTCGGCGTCACGAGCACCTTAGTCGCCGCTGCATCGGTCTCCTCCGGCGCGACCAGCTCGAACTTAATGACCGTCTCTTTCTTGCTGAAGGAGAATACACGGACGCTGGTGGCGAAGTTGCCGTCGACCGCCTCGATGCGGAGCTGGTGTTGTCCATTGGTAAGCGAGAGCCACTTCTCTCTGGTCAGCTCGATCGTTTCCTGCTGTCCCAGCGTTGCTTGATAGCTGCGGATCTGCACGTCATCCACGAACTCGGTGACGACCACATTGTCGCCCTCAACGTCGCTCACGGTGTAATTCTCTGCGAAACTCCCGTTCTTCAGACCGAGGGCCTTGTCCTGCCCGGAGATCGTCGGTGCGGAGTTTGTGCGTTTGAAGGTGACGCGACGGTAGGCCGTACCGCCCTTGCCGTCCGTGACGGTGATCTTGAGGGTGTTGACCGAATTAAGCCCCAGCGCATAGAGCTTCTCGGAGGTGATCGTCACGGTCAGCTCCTCGCCCTTGGGCGCATTGTTGATCGTGCGAATCGTCTCGTCGTTGAGTTCCTCCACGACGGTCAGTGTGTCGCCGTCCGCGTCGTCGATGGTGTAGGCGTAGGTGAAGCCGAGGTTCTTATCCCCGAGGTTGCCGTCGCTGCCGGAAATGGTCGGGGCGGAGTTGGTGCGGGTGAACGTCCACGTCCGGGTCGCTGTGCCGCCCTGCCCATCGCTGACGACGACTTTGACGGTGTGTTTACCGAGACTCAGGGAGTCGACATCGACAGAGATGGTGTTTACCGAATTTCGCGTCGGGGCAAACGACTTCGTCGTTTGCCCATCGAGCGACTCCGTCGCCGTCAAGACATCGCCGGAGTCGGCGTCATCGACCGTGTAGGTGATCGTGAAATTGCTGTTCTTATCTCCGAGGTCTCTGTCACTGTCAGAGATCAGAGGGTCAGTGTTCAGGATTTCAAGGACGGGGCGGAAACCGACGCACGGGCTGGAGAACGTAGCAGAGCTGAAGTCCCAGTAGCGGGCCGAATAGTACCCGCGAAGCGCACGGCCCGACGTATTCGAGGAATACGTCTCTTGGCACCAAGTATAGACGCCCATCCAGTTCCAAAGCTGATTATGTGCACTGCTGAGATCGGTTGAATTGAGGTTGCTGTCGAGATCGGAGGACACAGGAGCCGGAAGACCCGTGATGACCTCCTCGCGGGTGACAAACCTGTCCCACTCATTGTTGGTGGGCGTGCCGCCCGCGTATGCATCGGAGGTGTTGCGGTAGTTGCTGCCGCCCGTCAGGGATCGGCACTTGTACTTCGCGCCGTCAATGGTGACTTCCTTGCCGAAGATCCAGCCCGCGCTGTTAAGGTCGTTCCAAGTGACATTGACAAGGATGACACGGTCGCAGATGAGCAGCGTCTTGTCGCCGTCCTTGATCTTTACCCACTGGAGCTTCTTTGCGTCGTCTGAGGGCGTATTGCCGAAGCTGTAGTTTGAAATGTCTCCGGACATTGAGGGGATATTGCCCCTACCCGCGCCCGAATATGGTTCAGTGTCGTTACGCCACGGCTTTGTGGGTCTTGCCAGTGCCGCGCCGTTGTTGTAAAATCCGCCGAGCTTGACGGTTCCGAGATATTGCGCCATAAGGTAGCTCTCCTTCCGTTTTGATGAAGCGGTAGGGAGCGAATATCTTCTTCGCCAGATTGTAGGCGCAAGCCCATCGGGCGAAGCCGAGCCACGAATTGACCGATTGGACGATCGCCGCCTTCGTGATCGTGCCCTCCTGCAGCTTCTCCATCATCCGCTTGATGCGCCGCTTCTCCCGCCGTTTCGACTCGGTACGGAGAAGCAGATGCGTCGCTTTGATTTTGAAGCCGTAGGCGTTCACGCCCTGCCGCACATAGAAAATCTTGGTCTTCTGGTTGGTCTCAAGGTGCAATCTCTCTTGGAGGAACACCTTGATCTTTGCTAACCACTCCCGGGCGATTTCCTTGTTTGGCGCTATGACGACGACATCGTCCATGTAGCGCGTGTAGAGCGTCGCACCGAGGAAGCGGATGCAGAATTGATCGAGCTCGTTGAGGTAGATGTTGGCAAAGTCCTGAGAACTCACATTTCCCAGCGGAATCCCTCTCTCGCCCTCCGGCGAGCTGTCGATCACTTTGCAAAGAAGCCTGTAAAAACGGAGGAAGTCCTCGTATTTCTCGGGGTACTTCTTCTTGAGCTTCTTGAACCGCTTCGCGATGATCTGCTTGAGCACGCTGCGGTCGATGCTGTAGAAAAACTTGCGGACGTCGATCTTGATGACCGTCGCCTCGTCGCCCCACTTCATGCGGGCGACCCTCATGTCATGCTGTACGTTGAAGGCAGCTCGGATGGGGCCTTTTCCGTACATACACGCAAATGAACGGTTGACGAATACCGGGCGGAAGAGCGTCTGCAGCTCCTGATGGATGACGAGCTGCACGATCTTGTCCCGCAGCGGCGGGATGTGGAGACTGCGCTCCTTCGGCTCCATGATGATCCTGTGCCGATACTTTCCCGGCGTGTACTCACTAACGCCCGCCTGTCTCGTTTTCTCAATTTTCTTGAGATCGCGCCACAGGCGCACGTTGTTCACCTCGGAATAGAGGTCGTAGAGCACGGCCTCCCGCGTGAACTTGCGGCTGCCTCGCAAGGCGGTCTTGTAGCCCGCCTCGATCGCTGACCAGCCCACGGCGTCCTCATAACTGGAGGGTGGCGGGATTGGCGGCACGAGGGCTTTCTTGGTGCTCTTCGTGTTGTAGAGCATAATGGGGAATTTCGTCATTCGTGGCATCCTTTCCTTTTAGAACGGCTTGGCACCCATGACGCGGGTTGCTACCCACATTGTAGACCTCCCTCCGCCTCCCAATACGAGAGGGCGGGCGAAGCTCAGTCACTGTTTTTACGCCGTTTCTCAACATGGCGAAGGATTACCTCTCCCTTGAAGTATAACAAGGACACGCACCTGAAGCCGTGGCCGCAGATGACGTAATAACCTACAAGGCGGGGCGGAAACCGAGGTTCGGGTTGGAGTTCGTAGCATTGTTGTTGTTCCAGTTGCGGGCCGAATTGTACCCGCGAATCGCACGGTTCGACGCCAGACAGAGATAACCCTGAGTAGGTGCTGTACTTTTTCTGATGGTCTATTTTCGGTTGTTGATGAAGAACTTTTGCAGTCCTCCAATGATGCGCCCGATCTCCTCGAGCTTTCCTTGCAGTTCCAAGAGTTTCTTCTGCGTGATGTACTTCTGGTTCTTGGCGACACCTAAAAGCACGAGCAGCAGTGTCTTCTCTGCGTCCGCCTCATCCAGCCACATGAGCCGTCTGTTGACGTTCGTGAGGTTGTTGGCCATAACAGCCGCTCGGATGAGCTTGTAGCAGGATTGCTTGATCTCTTGGCACAAGGAGAACTTCTCGGAGGCGGGGAAGTTTTTCAGCAAGGGGTATATATCCCTTTCGAGAAATATCTCAGTTTTCTTTTGTAGGACTGACGGCTCTGCCATGATACACACACCTCTTTTCCCGAACGCGGGCAAGCTCGGCGCGATCACCATAATATTCGAAGCCGTAGTCCGTGAGTTTGATCCTGACAGGCTTGCCGCTGATGATGCTGTGCCCTGTGATGAGGACGTCGGCGTCCCCTGTGAGGGACAGCCCCGTCTCCGTCTGCAGGTTCAGCACGCCATCCGGCAACCCGCCGCACTTCTCGCATACCGGGGCCAGCTCCACAAGCAAGCTCCCGATGATGCAGCTTGCTTCCTTGCGGCTGCAAGCGACCTTATACATAGATTTTTCGCGCCACAGAGTCGTAAATCCCTGACGTGATCGCGACCGAGGTCACGGTGTTGAAGTTGATGAGAAAAACATTGTTGACCATGTTGTTCAGCGTCGCATCCTTCAACACCTTAATCTCTTTCTGCGCGTCGGCAATCTGAGCCTCATGGAGAATGACCGCTTCACGGTTTGCGAAAATGCCTTCGTCCATGTGGTTCATATTCACCTGACTCACAGGCGTTCCTTCCTGAATGACCTCTCCCGTCTCAATGTCTTGGACGTGATCGAGCCACCCGATTTTTTCATAGGCTTTCATTGCTGCTTTCGACCTCCACTTCTAAGATATTATATTTGAAGGCTATATAAAGCCCCTTGCCCGGTGTTTTTGTGAAGACCCGTTCGCCCGCTGACGCGATGATGTCGCCGTCTTTGTCCACGAGCTGCACCTCGGCGACGTCACCGATCACGGTATCGTCGAAGTAAATGTAGACCCT